AAGCCTGTTGAGCAACATGAACTTCCTGTTCACGCTCTTCATTCTTCACCGATTGCTGCAAGGTAATAAGCTGCTCAAGCTGCTGTATATCCATAAGATCGATCTCTTTAAGGGCTTTAACAAGATTAAGGAGAGTGACTGCATGATCTTTCTCAGCCTCCGCTCTACGTTCGACAGCCAACGCTTGGTTTTCCTGTACTCGAGATGCCCGTTCAAGCCCAAGGCCCTCATCCGCAATAGCACGGGCTTTGGAGAGCTCGGTTTGAGCTTGCATTTGTTCCAACTGAGCTTGCATTTGCATTTGCTGCATCTGTTGCTGCTGTTGTTCTTGCTTCTGAATAGATTCGATAATCTTTTTCTTCCCCTGCACCGTTGCAGCATCGAGAAGTGCATCGTTTGGTATCGGAACGCCCGCCTCTTTGAGCTGTAGTAACTGACCAAACTGCATCTGCTTCTGCGTTGTAGTGTTGAGACCATCTTCAACGGCTATGTTATAAGTACCGAAAGCCTTACTATAGAACTGTGGTGTTGGCTCTTCACCCTCGAGGATCTTCTTAATCTTTCCAGGAGTAAAGTTAACCTTCATCACATCAAGGAATAGTTTTCCAAGTATCTTTTGCGCCTGATCCAGGTGGTCGAACAGTCCTTGAAGAGTAGTAGTACTCGCGCTCATCTTGAGCATTGCATGGAACCCAGACATAGTTTCTTTATTATCGAACCCTAAGAGTTCTTCACTCGCTCCACTGATCTCGTTCATCTCTCTACCGAGTATTTCCGATAGTTGAATCGTTGTAGGATCGAATCGTGGTGCGATGATCTGTTGTACATCGGTCATCTGCGCTTCTTCTTTCAAAGCAAGACCCCGACCTTGGCCATTGAGGAACACATCTTTAGGGTTGACGAGAGCGTTCTCTTTGTAGACCCATCCAGAGTTTATCTGAGACTCGAGAATATCAAGCTCAATAGCTTTTCTCCGATTGTAAAGATACTGGCTATCACGCAGATCACGAACAACAGAGCTAATACGCTTATCGAAATAAGGCATTTCAGGACGGTAGTAGCACATAACAGGAACAAAAGGGTACTTATCGATACCCATAGGATTAGGTCCATCATAAAATACCTTTCCTTGTACAACAATAGCTAAACGAACGGTCGGAATTTCAGATTCAACAATAGACGTTTCAGGATAGGCCTGCAAGAATAACTTTAACTTGTCATCATCCTTACTCGACCATTCAATCTGTTCACCGGTATTCGTATCAATGAGCATCCGTTGTGTGCGCATATCACGATAATAATATTCATCATAGGTGAGAAGATTCTTGAGTCCGTAATTATAAGATTCTGGCATGAACTGGAACTTCCCATCACGACCAGTACCTGAATCCAGGCCAATCAATCCAAGCACTTCCTCTGCTCTGTCTGGAAGCAACGACACCACTTCTCTTTTAGTAAGAAATGATCTTTTCCAAATAGCATTGCAATCAGAAAGGTCAGCCTTGCGGAAATAAGGATCGATAAGAAAACTGTTATAACTGCAATTATCAACTTTTATATTCCCCGATATAGTGTCTTCTCGATAATCTACCCATACTTGCAGAAGATTCATTCCGGTAATCAAAGCCCCTTCAAACGAATCGGATAGGGTTTCTAGAATGTCTTCTTTTTGATTGAGCCACATGAGTACTTTGGTCATCTGATCCGCAGTCTCAGCATCACCATTCTCTATAGGGGAAACGATTATAGACTTACGATTGCGACGCTGATGGCCGCTAATCATGTTTATGATTCTTCGTATCCGGTTAAAACTAAATTGCCGCCTACGATTGGCTGGCAGGTTACCATAGAGATCATTCCAAAGAGTCTGATCGCCTTGATAGAATCGGGTATCCGTATCAGCTTCTCCCCAAAAGGATTGGTTGATGGTAATAGATTCAGCGTAAAATGCTTCCATACGACCGAGGATTCCACGATCCCCTTCATCGTAATATTGCGGGCCCAACTGGGGAAACAACATTACTATACCTCCTTCTTGTCAGGACATAGCTCGAAGAGCGACGCCTGATTTGTACTTTATATGCCTATCCTACAAAGTTGAGGATTTCAAAGCAACAAAAAAGACCCTGATGTTAATCAGAGTCTTTATAATAGAAACGTAGAATCAAAAAGTTATTTCTTTTTCATATCTTTAATTAGTTTCTTAAATGTCCTAGCTTTAGCCAAAGCCTCATTTCTTTTGTGACGTCTTATCTTTACAATTATTTCGTCTTCGAGAGATTTTATATAATCTGCCAATTCTGGACATTTAAACTTATAATTGAATTGATCATTCTTTATGGAACCTAGTGTGTGCCTTATGTGTGCCAAAGATCCTATAATATCCATGAGAAACTTTTGATGAACATTCATCTCTTTACCTCGTAAGGAACGCCCACAATCTTATCAGGCTCCCGCTTAAAACATTTATGATCTTCACAATCAAACATATGTTTACATTGGGCACCATGAGACTTCAATGCCCTGATATTCGCACTTTCCATCTGCTGATCGATAGACTTTCTCAACCGCTTCATTTGGCGTCTCGTAGCCACATCAGTTTCAACAGTATTCTGCATGCTAGGGACGATCGGGAGAGGTTCAGTATTAATAATTGATTGGCCCAGTATCTTCTCACATCTCTTCTGATCTCTGTTTTTTATCCACGAAATTATTGAGGAGAAGATTCCACTTTTCTTCATCTGAAAGATCCTTTCTTTGGGCCTGAACATAAACACTCTCATAGTCTAAATCTTTAGAAGTTCCCTCGTCAACCTCATAAGGTTGTGCAGATTCAATGACACTCTCTGATTCTTCACGAGGAGTTTCACGTTGGAGCCTGGCTAGGTTGAACCACACACGCCTATACTCTTTCCATGTTTCAGGATTATTTTCGTCAACACATGCAAAAAGTGCTTTGCTTATTTTTTCTAGGGCATCAGCAATAAAAGCTTGAGCAACTTGATGTTTTTGTATGTCACCCTCAAGTTTTTCATCTGCATTTAAAGGCTTACAGAAGTCATAAGTCTTGCCTTTAAACTCGATGATATAATCAGTGTCTTGTTGATTCAATTGGGCTATAACCTGCTTATAAAGTTCTCTAATAGCCCTGTCGGCATGCATAATGGAATCTATAAAATCGGACTTAGATTGATTATTTAACCTATGTTTTTTAACTGCTTCGCGAACATATCGCACCATCTTTCTTCCGATATTTTTATAACTCAGAAGATCGAGATCACTCATTCGTTCTATCGCTTCAACAGAGTCTATTTCATGCTTCTTAAGCAAATTATAATGACCTGTCCACAGATCTAATTCTTCAATCGGTGTTTTACTCTTCACTCTCATCCTCTTCTTTTATATACGTACCGGGAAATAGTGCTAATATCTCGGGAGGAACCACTTGCTTCTTACACTTTTCGATAATAACAGGTGGCTCCTTTTCCATTTCATTCCTCAAGGTATCTTACTGTGGTCCATAATTATTGGCTGGTTATTTTTTTCCGATATACCATCTTTTGCCCAATCGTAAGAACCGGGACCATATCGTTTATCTGCCGCCCTTCTGCCCATCGCAAGAATAATTTTGATTATATTAGGCATAGGTTTATCTCTTTTAATATGATGATGAACAATTTTATTATTAGCCACATTATATCCTTAGTTATTACTCCAAAGAGATCCACCTGAATTTATCCTTATCCATGGCTTTGTTCTTTTATTTAGTGAGCGTCAGATTCTTTATACTTATCCAAGAAATTAATCTTTTTAACAACGTTCGTTGATATTTTCATTGAAAGCGCCAGGATATCTTCATGCATCTGCTCTGATTGCATTATACCGCATATCTCTTGTCCCAACGCATAGTAATGTTCTTTTTCATGTGTCGGAGCTTTAATATCTTCCATAAATCTCCTCACTACCGCTTCTCCCTTATTCCTAGCGAAGATGACTTTCGAAGCAACATTCTTGTTGATGCGATTTTCATACCACATATTATCAACGATAGCTAAAAGTAACTTTGCTACAAGATGCCTAACATCACCTTCGCAAATAATTATGCTTGATTGATCTTTCATAATATCCTCGAGTAAAACATCCATTTAAGATCTTCAGCCAATTGTAATGCGGCCGGCGATCCATTGTCCAATAACGCTTCCAATATTGCATCCATAGTCTTTATCATGGACCCACCAGCCTCATAGGCGCTATCAAGCGCAGACTTAACCGTGAGAGCAAGAACATGATAATCATTCTCATCAACTCTCATACGAGCGTTGGTTGTATAATACATCATAGTTTTATGGTTGTATCGTAAGGCCGTTAGGGCAGGTAATGCCATAAACAGAATGCATAGTAATAGTTTTTTCATCTAATATCCTCCATCTTCTCTAAATGGTCCTGAAAACCTGCTTTGTTGTCCATACATTGCTTCTTGATATCTCTTCTCAAGATCTTCAGCATTACTTCCTGACCGGCATTTGGGCAACGCTGCGCATAAGTATCGCATTGCGTCACTACCGTGTGACCAATTATCGTGCCTTGGATTATTTTTATACCTTTTTAACTTATCATCCCATTCATATCGATAGTTCTCTAATGCCTTAATGAGCTTTGAGCAGTTCTTCTCATCGATCCACATCTTGCTAAATGTCCGTCGAACAAGTTCGATCCCATCTTCAATGTCGATCTGGACTGGCTCGGTGAACTTGATTCCCAATTCTTTGTACATCTCACGTTTAGTCAATCCCCGAGCAGACTCGCGAGCCATAATATCGTGAGGAGGAAAATGACCATTGCTAGCGTATACATACGGTTTCTCCAATACTACCTTTGCAAAATGATCCATTGCCCTGTCGGACTGCTCATAATAATCAATAATACGCACAAGCTCACCAATTACTTGGAAGAATATTATACAGGTAGGATCAGCAATTCCGAGATCCCAACTCGTATAAACTTTATGATACGGTTCCCACGGAACAATACCAATCTGCCCTCTCAACCGCATATTTTGAATATACTTGGCGTAGAGCGACCCCTCTTGGCCCATTTCCCAGCTGCAAAAGTACTCTTGTCGAGCCATATCTTGCGATATCTCACCCGATGCGATGTCTTTATTAATATCATCAAGGGATATATGCAATGTATCTTCAACAGTCTTGAAGTAAGTAAACCAATCAGGACTATTCTTAGCTATCTCGTAGAGCTCGTACATGTGGTTCTTGCCCCGAGGTGTGCTAATTAAGCATACAATACCATTATTAGCACGAAGGATAGGCATCGCTGCTAACTTATAGGCATTCTCATCAGCTAATGCATACTCACTAAACACGATCATTTTCGGGTTAGAACCAATGATTGAGGTGTCATAGGAGTCTGAGCCAACCAGCTTGATCTGCGAGCCGTTAATGAGCGTAATTTGCATTGTATCATTACGAATCTTTGCTATCAGCTCCTCGGGAATGAAATCGAGGAACCGCTCACCAGTATTAGTAATAGAATCCCAGATAACGGTACGCGCTTGGGCGAATGTTGGTAGACAATAGAAGTAGTTTCCAACCTCTTTAAGCGCTGCTCTGATCATTAAGTTCCACATCAATACATCTTTGCCAGCACGACGAGGGAGAACGCAGAGTAGTTTACGATACCCTCCACCCTCAGAAGCGATAGCCTTAGCAATAGGCAATTGATAGGATCGGGGTGTAAACTTATTAAGTTTAATGACGGTCTCGATGCTCATCTTGTCGCTCATTCCACTCTCCTTTTATTGTGAGAACTAACTCGAATAATAGTGTAGCATAGAGATATACTTTACACACTATAGTAATTTTATTGCATTATTTTAGGCATTTGGTATACTATAAGTAGTTATGTTGGTCTTTCAAACGGCATAACTATTAAAAACAGGCAGCCACCGGAGTGATTTCTAGGAGCTGTCAAAATTATAAAGGACTAAAATGATTCAGAGTAGGAAGAAGCGATGTGCCTCACGGTGCATCTGTGATGATTGTTATGCATATCATATCTCAAATGGATGTGATTATGGGCAGCCTATTGCCGCCTATAAGCATGAAGAAAAGTGCATGTGTCCGGTAAAGAAAGTAGCTGAAGAACCCAAAAAGGAAAGAGCATCAGTGTTTAGATTTGTAATACAGGAAGGAATGATAGTAAATGACGATTAAAACAGATGCTGTATTTAATAGACTGAAGAAATTTAAGCACACGCATCTCTTAACATGGAAACAGATGGCTGAACTCATAGGTGTTAGTTATTGGACGCTCATGAGAGTGCAGCAAATGAAAGAGAACAAATATAACTTCTCAATGAAGACATTACAGAAGATTAAAGCATTTTTTGAGGAAAATAAATGACAAAAGCTAAAGTCGGTCTAGCGAGAATTACTCTTGATCTACCGCTCAGTCTGCAGAGAAAATTGAAATCAGCTGCAGGTTTAGAAGGCAGGTATATGAGAGACATTATGATCGAACTACTGGATATATATCTGAATAAAACTAAGAGTACATCTCCGGGGTCCGCCAAACGTGAATAAGGAAGCAAGATGATTAATATTCCATTATGGACAAAACTGGCAACAATTATAGTTGTCCTCGGGACAATGTTTAGAGCGTTCACTAACTCTGATAAGATTAACGACACTAACCTTCGTCTTAAAAATCTAGAGTCCGATCTCAGAAGTATAGAAGATGCCCTTCGAATCTTAGAGCTCGATTTCAAAAAGCTGGGAGGTCTTGAGACTGATGTAATAGACGCTCTACATACATCAAAAACCGCTCATAAATTAATAGAAAGAGAAGCGGTACAACTTAAAGACATTGAGAGCAAATTTAAAGAGCTTCGCGGAGAAATTGCCATCGCCAATAACAGATCTATGAGCGCCCTTGATATGATAAAAACGATAGGCAAAGGAACTAAAAAGAATACTGACGAAATCAATAAACTTAAAGGTAACGAGCCAGTAGTGAAATAGAGCCTAGCTCTTCTTCTTATGGCTCTTCTGCCTCATACTCTTACAAGCCAACGCAGCAACCTCTTCAGGCGTTGGCTTTTTCTCATCAGGCTCATCATACGAGGGGACAACTATAATCATTCGTTCTGCTTTGTTTTCAGCATCGCCCTTGAGTTTTGCACGCCATTCAGCAGTATCCTTCCACACGTTAGAATAGTGAGCCATCACATTAGAGATCATACTCACCTCATACTTACGATTGATAGCACCTACCTCTCTTCGAACGCCTAATGCTTTCTTTGCCTGCTGCCATGCCAATTTAAAACTCGGATACTTCTCAAGCCATCGATATTTAGTCTCGTCACATACCCCATTCGCTACTTGCCACTGGTCCAACGTCAGAGCATTCGGGTCCGTTTGAGCCCAGACAAGCAGCTCTTCTCCTAATTTCTGGATGAAAGATATAGTGAGCGGAGTCATCTTCCAAGTATTCAAATTGAGATATTCATCAAAAAATCTTTCATTAGGGGTTCTTATTGTCTTCGGATAGGATTGAGATTTACTCTTAATAGCCACTTTTTCCCTTTTTGTATTTGTTTTCATCTGTTCTCCGTTGTAGGGCACGGACACCTTCTCGTGGGAGCACATGACGAACTGGAGCCTAGTTCTTTAAGAGAGAATTCGGTACGAGGTCGTGCATCATACTTCTTTTGTGCAGTGATGTGAGCGATCAGAGAGTCATCGCGATAGAGGATTCCTGTAGCTACATCTTCAACGAGCTTTATAAGATTGGATAGGTCTGGCTTATAGAACTGTGGTGATAAGAGCAATTGGTTGTAATGCTTCATACGAGTTTTAGGGATCTTGAAGTAGAAAATTATGTCTAGATGAAGAGGCCCTGAATAGAATGGTAGATTACCATGCTGGTGCTCTAATATCATGCCATAATTGAATTTTATCTGCTTCTGGGTATCCCACATCTTATATTGTCCTGGTGCAGCTCTGGCCCAGGCAACGGGTGTTCCTTCAAGGACATATATTTTCTCCATTACTCTCCTCAGTATGGGTACATTCTATCTCTTTCCATTGGCCGAGCATAAAGTGGATGCCTTTATCTTCCCAGTTGGATATCTTAAGGACATAAATCTTCTCCATTATCTCTCCTCTTATGCTTACAAGTATTATTTTCTAACACCCATCTGCCTTTCCTACTCAATTCAATACAGTAGCATGAATTCTCAGTGGAGAGAAGATCGTAGGATAATTCTTGCACTTCAAGAGGATATAAGTGGAGTGCAAACTTTGTGGTCCCGAGAGGAGAATGTAATGCATCAAGCAAATACCCTCTCAGCTTGTCGTTATCGTGAACTTTTCTAGGAACTTCAACATGGCCTTTCCACTCATGAGTTTTAACATATTCCGGCGTCGTTGCGTTTACTTTTGGTTGATTTTGTGACGGATAGTAACGGCCTTGGCCAACGTAGGACATTTTTCTACCAAATGGTCTCGCTTCCGACTTGGCTCGTGGATCTAATCCGAGGATTTCACAGACATCAAAAACCCACTTCCAATTTGGCTTCAAATTTGCATTCTTAGCCATTTCTCCTAGCTTAGCCATTAACCACCCTATCCTATCCCTAGCTCGAGGACTGGAGCCATTCTTGACCTTCTCAGCTTCGATATAAACTTCCTCAATGAGATCATCAGGGAAAGCGATAAGCTTGATCTGCTCAAGTTCAGTAAGTTCTAGGAGGCCAGCAAGCTTGACGATTGAGGGTGAAATCAATGCCTCTCGAACTGGTCCTTTGGATAGGATATCTTTCATCGCAGGCTGCTTTTTATGCAGTGCAATGTACTTCTGTTGCTCTTCTTGTAGCATTTTTATGCCTCTTACTACTCGGACATGGAGTTGATGGTTAAACCAACTTCGCTCTGCTTCTTTTTTTTGTGTTGTATACACTTCCCTAGCCGATAGTTTTATCGTTTCTCGTGCGCCCGCGGTATAGGAAAGTATAGGACTAGGGTTAATATATATAATATCTCTATTAGGGAGGACGCTTCGCTCATTAACAGAGATAACTTGGTTACATAAGAACATAGCTTTGTCTGGATTGCTTTTCATGAACATGGCATATGATGACTTACTGTCTATGACAATCTTGTATACATTCGCGTTGTAGTCTTTTGATCGTTTGATAAGCCATCCATCTTCCACAAAACGGGCAGTCCATCTCCGCACGACTCTAGGATCGCAACCGACAATACGAGCAATGTAATGGTTCGTGAGAGTAAATGTGGATCGGTTACGATAATCCATGAAAAGATTTGCGATTCTAGAGCCGTGACCACGATAAGCGTCTATAAATTTGGCTGGATCTTTCAGATAGTCACTAACCGGAATTCTGGAAATAGCCAAATCTAAAGGGAGTTTTGGATATAAATGTTGACTTTGTAGGCTTTTAGTGTACATTTAGAATCCTCCTCCGTAGGTGAAATGTTTTAATCCTCCTCCGTAGGTGAAATATATATTTAGAATCCGTCGTAGGTGAAATATACATTTTGTAACGGGCATTGAGTGGTTCATTAGCTACTCTTTCGTATTTCTAAAACCCAATCTAGATGAGACATCTTGGCAGACTTACATCAGGATTTGGGGACAATAAAATTTCAGTTGAGAGGTGTTGGTCTTCAGATCAGTACCTCTTTTCATTTCGTGTAGTATCTGGATCCACTCACTAACTCAGCAAGCATGAGGTAGATTATACAGATACCTTACATCTTGTCTATCTTTTCTTTTCTCAAATGTTACTATCATTTTACCTTTGCTTACATCCGATCCCCCTAGGTGTTAGCATGTGGGAAGGGTTTCTTGATGCGTTGTTTCCCTTCCCACAATTACTAAAACATTGCAATATAATTACTATATGTTATACTCTTAAGTAAGCAGTTAAACAATCTTACCTAAAGGGTTACAATGACCAACAAAAGCAAAGAATTCATAAAAGAACTTTATCCAACTGTGGATCACAAAGTTATTACCGATCTCAAAGAAGAAAATGCTAGGATAGGGCAGATGGGGGCTATGAACTACAACTCCATAGAAATACTCAAAATGAAGATAGAAGAGTTAAAAGATATCATAGATAACCACCTTAATACATACACTGAGGATAAATAATGGAATCACTAGAACTATCCAAAGTATTAGACTTTATATCCAAGATCTATGATGAGAAGCATCAAGCAGTCATCGACAAGATCGAATCAAAACCAAAGATCTATGAGATCCCTTATCGGTCCGAAGAGATACATGAACTGGCAGGGGCTCTCGCTAAAGCACAGGCGGAGTTTGAAGTGGCTGATCTCAATAAACAGAATCCCTACTTTAAATCACGCTACGCCGATCTTATGGCTGTGGTTGGGGCTAGCAGGCCAGCATTGACTAAAAACGGGCTCTCCGTGGCGCAAAACCCCATTTCTCATGCTAATGGCGAGAGTATACTGCATACTATTCTCCTTCACTCATCTGGCCAGTGGTTAGAGAGTAGAATGCGTATAATCCCTCCAAAGAACGACGTCCAGGCGATGAGTAGCTATGTCACCTATCTCAAACGAGTGGCATATTCCTCATTGGTCGGAGTGGTAACAGGGGATGAGGATGATGATGGTGAGATTGCAGTAGCAACATCTCGAGAAACGTTTGCTAAGGGAACGGCATTAAATACGAAGTACAATGCAAAAGAGCAACAACCTATCGTTATTACCAGAGAACAATTAGAAGAACTTGAGTATGAACTTGCTGAATATCCAGACATCGCAAATCAGGTCCTAGACGGCCTGCGATTACAGTCATTGGCCGATATGCCTAAAGCGAAGTTCCTCGTGTCTATAACGAGAATTAGAGAGCTTAAAAACAGTCGTAATGGTCTACCGGATGGTAAATAATGCTCATCAGGCATTCTCCTCCCGGCAAACTTGATCATGCCGCCTATGGCACACAGTGCAAGGTAGTAACCAGTTTGTCAGGAGATTATGATCTGTATCAGCAGATAAGTATGCAAGAAGAAGATCCCGTATGGGAATTCATGGAAGCAATATATAAAGATGTTAATCCCTTGGCCCCCTAGCGGTCGGTGTTTGATTAACTGCTTGAAAAAGGGCTCCTTTATCGGGAGCCCTTTTCTCTAACTATATTACTTAGTTCAGTCTTGGTTCCATCGTTTCTTAAGTATAACAACGAGTGGCCCAAGGCCGACATACGCAATGAAATACCCTATAAGAAACGATTTCTGAGCCCAGACAAATAATATATTTCTTTCAACAATCAGTGAAACTACGAACCAACCCAAAGCCATCATAAGTGGGTCCATACACACCTCCTTGGCATAAATAGTATTCTCACTTGGTATAGTACGGTTATCTCATTCAAATCAAGAGGTCAGACCATAGAGAGATGCTGTTATAGTTACGGATGTAGATCCTCCTGTAGACCCTACTTTCAATGCATTAATTGGCCCCGTAAAGGTATCGGTACATACGCCAGAAGAAAGAATCTGATCTGAAGTGATACTTCCTACCGAATAAGTTGCCAAGCTCGTAAGCATCTTTGGGCTATTCGTATTATTAACATCATAAAGAAACGCAGTAAACTCCATGAAACCATTGGCTCCCGATCCGATTCCATAATAAGGAGAAATAACGAGTGCTGACGTTATATTATAATTTTGGGTGGCCGCTAGATGACGATAGTCATTAAGATTGGCGCCACTCAAATAGTGAGTATAGTAGGTAACTCCATTATCGCTTGAGAGAGTGACATGAACATCATTGGTAAGAGTGGTTGCCATCGGTAGCCCTATTACAATATGGCCCACAAGAACTAATGTTTTGTAAGAAGGGATATTCGTAATTGTTGCACCTGAAAATGATCCAATAAAGTCCCATCCATTACCGCCTATAACAGATTGAGATATCGTTATCGAGTTATTTCCATTAACAATTCCAATGCCACCACCTGCAGTAATATTAGCCCATGCAGGCGCTCCTGCACTGGAACTAATAAGAACTTGCCCATCGGTACCCTCAGAGGAGGTGATTACACCAGAACCATTCGATTGAACCACTCCTTGGGTGAGATACCCAAACGTCGCTGAATTATTCACGGTCAGATTATTAACCGTAAGGCTAGTAATGCCCGTTATCGTACTCGTTGTCCCTATTATTACTGTATTTCCCGAAGCTGAAGTGACGATATTCGTGCCACCTATGACCCTTATAGTTGCTGCCGATGGCGTCGCAGTTCCGACATCCTCTTGAAAGGTTGTTGCTATAGCCGAGCCCCCATTAATAGTCAGGAGATGCGATCCAGGAGTACCAATGACCGATATTCCTGTCCCTCCTAAGAGGCTAATATTGTTCCCCGCCCCAGGACTGACAGCCCCACCAGAGTCTCCCGTTAAGGTATCATCCGTTCCCGTTGGTATGAGAGAAAGCGTGATAGTGTGGGATCCAGGATTCCCCACTGAATTAACAGAAATACCATCGCCAACTAAATTAATATTACCCGATAGGTCGGGCATAATCGACCCGCCTGAATTACCAGTCATGGTGAAAGCTAAAGGATTGACGATAGAGGCGGTTAAGGTATTAGTAAGGGGATTGCCGGTAAACTTTATTGTCGTTCCGTCTCCGATAAGATTTATGTTATTGGCAGACGAGGGCGAAACAGCTCCTCCTGAGTTTCCTGTCATGGTCGCCACATGATCACCAAGTATCGCCGTCATGGTAAGCAGATGTGACCCTGCCGTTCCTGCTATCGTAATCGTGGTTCCATCCCCGACGAGATTGATATTACTGGATCCATCAGGAAGAACGATCACGGCGGTATTATTACCCACGATGTTTTCGATGAAGTTACTGGTTATCCTGAGCCATGTCGCGACTAACACGGGCTGAGACGGTAAAGTTCTCGCAAGGGAGACGAGGATCCACGCAGCCATCGTATTTTTATTGAGCCATAGATCGCCTAGGGAGACATTCCGAATGTCCTTGCTCGTTGGATCTCGTTTCTCTATTCTCCAGTTAGGCGGTTGTATGGCTTCAGTTCCTCTATAGCCGAGAATTTGTAATCCTCCAAGACGATTGGTCATCGTTTCTCCTAATATGTTAAGCCATAGAGTTCAATAGTTCCTGATGCTACCGTTGCTCCTGCAGAAAAGAAAATATCAGTTACCGCCGGGACGGTACCAGAAGTAGATCCAGCCCATCCAGAGATAACACCTTGGTAGAGTGTTGTTCCTGTATAGACGGTTACTTGTCCAGTCGCCAACTTACCATAATTCAACACTGTTGAAATAGGACCTTCTGCAAGGTTATACATCCATACATTGAAACTCACATACTGAGGGTTGCCAGTACCAAAAAGAGGTGCTACATAATAGGGACCCGTTCCTGTACCAGTATTAATATTACTCACTGAAGTTGAGTTATAGGTAGAATAATTGATTCCGCCATTGGAGAAATTAAACCCACTAAAAGCTGCGTGAGGGAAGTACCAGACAGACATCTGGCTTGCTCCGCCGACAGTTACCTGTAGTTTGTCAGCTACCAGAAGATAAGTCCTATACGTAGAACTTACTAACCCGGTAAAGGTAAAAGAGTTCAGACCAGTCATATCCTGGGTAGCCAGAAGGACAATTCCTGATCCTGCGCCCCCACCTGATGCAGCAATACTAATACTATTATGACCATTAGTAATAGTGATATTAGAGCCCGCAGTAAGTGTTGCCCATGCAGGCGCTCCTGCACTGGAACTAATAAGAACTTGCCCATCGGTACCCTCAGAGGAGGTGATTACACCAGAACCATTCGATTGGACCACTCCTTGGGTGAGATACCCAAACGTCGCTGAATTATTAACGGTTAAATTGTTAACGGTAAGGTTAGTAATCCCTGTAAGTGTGGTATTGAGATTGGTCGTAATGGTATTACCAGAGCCACTGGTGTTAATATTAGTACCGCCGATAACTCTCAGAACATTGGCAGAGGGAGTTGCTGATCCAGAATCAGCAGTATACGTTGTTGCCACCGTTGAGCCTGCATTAATCGTAAGGCTATGAGCACCTGGGTTCCCGACTACTGTTATCAATCCAGGAGTTCCCAGAATGCTAATATTACCTGATCCATTGGGCGATACCGCTCCTCCAGAATCCCCCGTTAAGGTATCAAGGGCTCCCCCCGAAACAATGGAGGCTGTTAACGTGTGCGTTCCTGGAGTTCCTGTAATCGTAATCGTCGTACCATCACCTACGACATTAATGTTTCCCGCAGATGCACTGACAGCGCCCCCCGAGTTTCCCGTGAGTGTAATAGCCACAGAGTTTATCACAGACGCAGTGAGAGTATGAGTACCAGGATTACCAGCGATAGTGATGGTTGTTCCATCTCCGACGATATTGAGGTTCCCAGATCCATTGGGAGAAACGGCGCCTCCCGAGTTTCCCGTAACGGTAGCAGTGAAGCTACCTGGAACGAGTGATGCTGTCAGAGTGTTTGTCGCCGAATTACCAATGATAGTAATAGTTGTTCCATCACCCTGGACAAATATCGTGTTACTTCCGTTGGGGGAGATAGCCCCACCACTGTTAGCGGTAAGGGTTTCTAGCGAGCTGGTCATAACACCAAGCTGAGCCCAAGTCGCTTTGCTTCCACCTGATGTTAATGTTCCAAAAAGTGAAACCAGTATCCAGACTTCCTCATTGGAGGTATTGAGCCATAAATCACCGAGCGACACGTTTGAAAAGTTATTCACGGTTGGGTTAGATGTTGCATATATCAAATTTGGCGGGTTATTGGCATTAGTACCCACATAGGCTAGGGAACTATTTCCCGATAATCTATTGCTCATTACTTTCCTTTATTCTAAAATTCCAAAGAGGGTAAATATACCCGTAAATGTTCCTGTTGAAGGTACCAATTTTAATGCATTAACCGTGGCTGTCCCGCAACTTCCTCCAAAAAACCATCTATCATTGGTTCCTCCTCCTTGACCCACTATTGACATCTTAGCTCCACTGGTAACGTTGAAAAGATAGCAGGTCAGCCCTCGCATCAAGTTTGTTCCTAGAGAGAATGCCGTAGTTTGGTTCCCACCCTGAGTTATGGTTGCTGAGTTATATTGATACGTAATTTCTCCCCCCAGGTACCCTGTGGAAACATACGTTGATCCGCCATTAGTGGAAACGGTCATAAGAAGGTTAGATACTGTTGCTGCCGTACAGGTAACAACTAATACATAGGTATTATACGTTCCCGTGATACCAGTCGTAAAGGTAACTGATGCCGCAGCTGTGGCTGTTTTAGAAGAAATGAGTACGAGACTATTGGTAGTATTCGCTTGGAAAGAGGGGATTGCTGATCCATTACTCGTTAGTACATTAGTAGAGGAACCTAGACTCGCCACTGATTGCAATGGTCCCGTAGAAGTTGTTCCTCCTACGAGAGGAGTATAGGCGACCGTACTACTAATGCCCGTTCCACCCGTTGATATTCCGATAGGATTGGAAAAGTTATCAGCATTATTTGTTGCCATACTTACTCCAATACGCCAAAGACGGTTATAGTTCCCGTTGAGATGTTACCGGAACTCATTTGAAATACAAAAGCAGTTATAGTAGAAACTGAGCTGCTCAGACCAGTACTTAATCCAAAGGCGGTAGTTCCTAGGGCCGAACTATTAAACACAACTTGACCACAAACACTGGGCTCTGAAGTTCCTGATGTCATACCGTACCCATAGGCTGATCCACTTACTCCTATTGAAGCAGTATTAGAAAGAGCTCCACCAATAAGGATATTACTCGCTGAGTTTATATTATTAACGGTAGCTGAATTGTATGCAAAATAGTTAGTGCCGGCGGCATAGCTCCCCCCTGATCCGGTCAATGTCATTCCAAGAATGGCCGTATTAGTAGCCGGAACCACCGCACTAAATAAGAAAAAGTAGGTATTGTACGTGCTCGAAACGCCCGTTGAGAAGGTAAGACTGGCGGATGAACTTGCAGTTTGGGATTGCAGAAGAACTAAGTTACCTCCTGCAGCACTGTTCTGCCAGGTAGGAAGAGCTGCAGCGCCGTTACTCGTCAATACTTGTCCAGACGTTCCAACCCCGGAGACGCTTTGGAGCGCCCCTGTCGATGTTGTTCCACCACAAACAACGGCATATGCAGTTAATGAAGAATCCCCACTGCCGCCTTGAGCGACAGTTATTGGTTTAGCGGTATTTGTCGCATTTTGAGTGGACATTATTTCTCCTTAAACTACCGTTATATTTCCAACACTCGAAATTACAATCCATGTTGTATTTGCCGTGTTACATACTAGTCTTACTGAGTCGTAAATGTTAGATGAAGAAAGACTCCCACCGGTTCCTGATGTCGTCGTTGAAGTTCCAAAGAATATCTGCTGGCCTGAATTCTGTGCTATAGTCCATCCTAGAGCAGTATTCATACCGGTAACTTCTATAAGTGTTCCAACGGCTGCTGTCGTGGGAAGCGTGAGTATAAGATTGCTTGCTTTATTAGCAATATAACCATTATTGACGGCAGCACTTTGGTTTGCAGTGATTACGGACCAAGCAAATGATGCTCCGGCCGCTTGCCAACTGGGTAATGCTGAAGCGCCATTTGAAGTAAGTACTTGGCCAGTACTGCCCACTCCGACAACGTTTTGGAATGCGCCTGTGGCCGTGGTTCCGGCTGCGATAATGGAATACGCAGTAAACGTAACGGCGCCTGTACCCCCGCCTGCTACTACCGCTGTTCCAAACGAGGGATTAGCTGACGCACCTCCTGATATGACAGGCACCCCAGCCGTTGCTGAAGGAGCCACTGAAGTAAGTGCGCCACTCGCTCCACCCACCTGTACGTTATATTGTACGGGGCTATAATTGGCTGCGTTATTTGTTGCCATTGCGATTCCTTAAATTAATTGACTGAAATATTTCCGATAGAAGACACTACGGTGAATATGGGCGCTGCTATACTTGCAGTAGTGCATACAAGTTCTAGGCAATCATTGGCATTATTTGACGAAATATTCCCCGTGGTGGTCGTACTGGTTACGTTGCCAAAAATGATATTCTGTAATGCCGAGTAGACGATTTTCCATCCTCCTGAGCCTTTACCTACTATTTTTATAGTGTCACCAAGCGAATTATTGGTTGGCATTGTAAATGTAGTAAGGCTACCGCTGTCGGCTATGTACCCGTTCTCAGCTGCGAGTGTTGCTGATCCTCCGGTTACATCATTCCAAGAAAATCCTGATGAAGATGAGCTAATAGTAATAGTATTGGCTGTGGGAACTATGCTAATTCCAGTTCCGGCAGTAAGCACCGCAGTTCCTAATTGATTGCTTGCTTCGGTAACCACTGTTGCAACTGAGCCTACGTTCACTCCAGAAATACCGCAGATATAGGCACTGTTTAATTGCCCACTACCCGTGCCAGTTCCATTTCCTATTCTGAGCACATTAGATTCAGATACCGTTCCCGCAGTATTATAGCCAATACATATATTTGATGATTCAGAGCCCGTGTAATTTGATGCAGCCTGTACCCCAAAAGCGCTATTATAGTTACCAGTGGTAATACCGCTCATTGTATCATTACCAATACCAACATTTCTTATGCCGGAAGTACATGCCGCAAGAATATTTTGGCCTACGGCGCAATTAGAACTACCCGTAGTTAAGGCAACAAAACAGTACTGCCCTAAGGCCGCATTATAACTACCCGAGGTAAGAGAGTTATAACAATTTTCTCCAATACCGGTATTTTGACTACCACTTATAGAACCATTACCTGACGACTTACCGATAATCGTATTATTATTTGAATCTGTAACATTTAAATCAACGGTTGCGGAGGACGCCGTAAATTTAACCGTTGAGCCAGAGTTACTATTGGCATTAAAGGTTATAGTCGAACCGGTCGCCGATCCAGAATCGCCGTCTATAGTCGTAATACCACCACCGCCTGAAGCACTAATGGTAATCGTATTCGCTGTGGGAACTATGCTAATTCCAGTTCCGGCAGTAAGCACCGCTGTTCCTAACTGGGTACCACTCTCAGTCACAACAGTTGCCACTGATCCGACGTTTACGCCATCTATTCCAGCAACATAACATTTATTCTGCTGCCCGGCAGATGATCCCGCTGTACCAATTCTAATAACATTACTTTCTCCAGTAGTCCCTATATTACCAATAATAATATTAGAACTTTCACTTGAGGTGTAGTTGTATCCTCCTGCAGAAGCAAAGGGATTCGCGCCACTGGTAGCAGCTCCTACAATAATATTATATTGACCTGTAGTAAGCCTATTAGCAGATGCCACTCCTATAAGAGTATTTGCATTTCCACTTGTTGCTATGAGACCTGCTTCATATCCCACAAAGGTATTGCTTGAACCAGTACTCAAGATCTGTCCAACTCCAGTACCAATACCAGTATTATTGTTTCCACTACTTACGGCAGCAAATGATTCATATCCAAAAGCAGTATTGCTTCCTCCGGCGCCAGCAAGCGTCGATAAAGAGTTGTATCCTACTCCTGTATTATCAAGATTATCCGTAAATGAGAGTTGGTTAGTTGATCCACTGGCATAAAAGTTAACCGTACTTCCTCCTGTATAGGCCGGAATAGACGCTTGATTAACCTTAACTGTTAGTGTAGAGCCAGTAGCACTACCACTATTACCATCAATCGTAATAGAACTTGCAGGTAATGCTTGAAAGGTGGGGACTGAAGTCGCGCCTGTACTGGTAAAAACATATCCTGAATTGGATATTCCCGTATTTGCACTCTGTAAAGGTCCTGTCGTTGTGGTTCCCCCTACGATAGGGGCATAGTCAACAAAGGCGTTATTTCCGGTGCCTCCATTAAGAACATCTAATGTTCCTGAAAGGGAAATAGTATTCCCTGAACCTGTAAAGGTAAGTCCGGTGGATCCTCCGCGGACATTGAGGACTCCTAAGGCAGGAGTTGCTGTTCCAGAGTCTGTTACGTAGCTGGCAGCAATGGCTCCTGCTAACGTTATTTCTAAAGTGTTGGTTCCTGGATTACCGGTAACGGTAGTAAGGACTCCGTCACCAACAATATTTATATTTCCACCAACACTAGGCGAGACAGGAAGGGCATTATTCCCTGTCAATGTTTCAACATATGTCCCCGGTACAACCGAGGGTGTAAAGCGTCCTGCCTGAGACATCGAGACCTCCTTTTATCCATTTTTTCCATAAAATACCGTGAGATCAACGCTCCCTGTGGTGGGTAACCCTTTTACATACGTTCGGGTTCCTGCAGGAACAGCTGCCATTCCACCAGTCGATGATTTATTTGCTGTTATATCGAGCAATAGGAATCCATCATCAACCACTACAAAATGGTCATTAATTCCGTCCCAACTAAAGGTAAGAGGAACATCGGTATTGTTCTGTATCCAATAGATCTTCGTTGGATTAAGGGTCGCAGTCCCGATACCCATGTAGACGGGTGATATCGAAGAAGCTGCAATGCTTCGTAATGGCTCAGGCCATATTTGAATTGCTAGGTTGCTAGACATAACTACTCTCCATTTTTATTAGACCCCTGAAGGGATGGAATAATATCCACTCAGATAAACGTAACCAGTACCCATCGTACCTTTTACCCAGACCTGCGTTCCCTTTGTAAGAAGGGCAACGTTGTTGTTGGGCTGAGAATTAGTCTGTAAAGGTAACTGGATAGAGGTCATCGTAGGAATATAGTCAGCATCATTCACGCCATCATAGCTTACCGTTACATCTTCATCGCTATTATTTATTATACGAACGAGGAAGCACGCCTGTGGCGTACCCCCAGCGTTAATAACTGTATAGGTTCCCGTAACGGCAGTTGACTCTATAGATGTCATAGGAATAGCTGCAATCGTATTTCTTACTGCCATTATCCCTCCACTGGCTGTTCAGGAGCGGGTTCAGTCGCCACTTGCTCTGATTCAGCCTTTGCCTTCTCAGCACGCTCGATTGATTCCTTCTCCATCGCGACTATAGTTTCTTCAAGAGCGGCAATAACTTCTTTTACCTCAGTAAACGGAGCGCCTATAGGCAGGAGGAGAGAATAGCGACGTGAGTTAACTTCTTGTTCTAACTTAACGATAAATATTTGGTCCATGGTAATCCTTCTTTTAGGGGTATGAAATATAATTCACCATACCCCATATTGCTTTATTCGTTAAGAGACTAAGCGGCGCACGTTACGTTAGTCCAGTTTGAGGCTGCTGTTGCCACATAAATCCGAGTAGTAGCGCTTGCAGCAGTCGTATTGATATACATATCGCCTACATGCAATGCTAATCCAGCTGAAGGAGCGCCTGCGCCAGACATAATATTAACAGGACCGGGCAACTGAATAAGGTTTGTAGCCGTTGATAGGACTATATTGCCGTTTGTTGCAGTGATATTTCCTACGGTTGCAGTCAGACCATTTGCTGCTACTACAGGGGTTCCCGTTGGAGTTTTAAGGGTAAGGGTGGAAGATGTTGTTGTAGATCCAACAGTAACTAATTTAGCGCCTGCTCCGGTTCCTAAACCTACCGTTGTATTCGTTGCATCACCAGATATAGCTATAGTTCCTGTTCCAGAAGAAAGGGTAAGTGCCGCATTGGTTGATTCTATAAGAACGCCACCTACACCATCAATCGTAGTTAATCCTCCTGATCCTAGGTATATTTGACCTGAAGCATCAGTAGCTTGTAAGCTAACTGCAATCGTACCAGTAAGAGTAGAGATAAAACCAATCTCTCCGCTAGAGTTGAAAGTCGTTCCTGCTGTTCCAGAGTCAACAAGAACTTCTGTTGCGCCACTCAGATTACCAAGAGTAACAGTAGATCCTGCGGCAGAACCAAGTGTTGAGTTACCCGTCACCGTTAAAGTGCTAAATGATCCTCCACCACCAGAAACCGCTTCCCACGTTGCACTATTAGCAACAATAGAAGTCAGAATCCATGCAGAGTTTGCTGAAGACTGAACCCATACGGTTCCTATCTGAGCCTTATCAGTCGTCAGAGGAGCCCGTTTTGAAACGATAGGGCTAGGGAATATACGTGCATAAGGTTGGTTTAAACAATACGCAACGTTAGGATTTTGTGATACAGACATTCCTGTCTCCTTTTTTGAGGTTTATTTTCCTTCATATAACGCTTTTGTGATCTTCGATGCAAGTAATTGTTAAAATACTTGTGCATTTGTGGAAATGTGGTATTCTTAGAGTATATAAACAATGCAGCAAGGAAGGTGATGATTGTGAGTATGGATTACTAAAATTAGGGTCAAATTAGGGTCAAATTAGGGTCAAGATGATTAAAAATTTACCAATGATAGAGATTAGTAAAAAAGCAGAAAGAATTAAGTGTCCTCACTGTAAAGAATCTTTTAGATTTCATTCTGATGGAAAAGGCACTCAGAGCCTTTTTTATACTTCATCAAAAGATCTGATTGAAGATCAAGCAAGGAAGTGTTGGAGGTGTAAGATAGATTTAACGGATACTACAGCAACACGTAGTGATGATACATGTGATGCTTGCACCGACCATTGTGAAACAAAATGGGATCATGAATAAAAATAAATAAGTAAGACACCAAGATACTTCAAGAACTTACAGTAGATACTTCAAGAGCTTACAGTAGATACTTCAAGAGCTTTTTTGAAAAAGATTGTAAATACAACATTTTTCTTCTAGAAAGTCCAACGGTAACGGTAACGGTAGTGTACGTTAATTTAACGGCTTTGCCTTCGCCATTTAACATGGCTTTGCACGCCTTCCAATAAAAAATTAAATGGAGTTTATATATGATGGAAGAAAAAAGAATAAGACCACGTCGAATTAATGTGGAAGTTCCCGATGAAATACACGATAACATCAAACAAATGGGGATTCTTCATCATTGTTCGATGACTACGTGGGTATTAAGGGCGATCATTAATCAGTTAAAGTTGGAAGAACAGTATAAATGAAGAAGTTGGGCTGCACTATTTATGATAAACGTCTAATACAGGGTTATACTATGCGTGAACTTATCATGATAATGGAAAAAAATGGCATTAAGATCAGTCCTACATATATCAATAAGATAGAGAAGCATAGCGAGATACCAGCGCCTGATGTTTTGGCCCAATTGGCTAGGGATTTGGAATTGGATGGAAAAGAATTATTTAAAATAGCCACGCAGGAGAAGATCGATCAACTTACCAGGAAGGTAAAAGATCTTTATGTGTGGGAAGTGTATCGATAAATAGGGACTAGCCGGCGTCGCTAGAACTATGCCGTGCCACGTAGGGGGATTTATGGATAAATACAAAATATCAGAAGATGAAGAGTTTTGCTGTCGATGTGGAACTCGTCTTCATGAAGATACTAACTGGAAAGATGAACGCCAAGATGAAGATGGCGATTACCTCTGGTGCGACACATGTGGTGATGCAGCAGAAGCTGATGCTGAATTAAACTATGATATGTGGCGTGAAGAACATAGTGATGAAGGGGATGGAGAATAATGGATATAATATTTCTCATATTATTAATCGTATTTCTTTCATCATTAAAATAGATCAATCAACAATCTTAAATCTTCCTTTTCTTTCCTCTTGAACAGGATTATATTTTTCTATTTTTTGTCCGATTTCACTAATACTTTTAGCAATTTTGGGAGCATCATTTTTTACTGCATCTTTTATGAGGGATTTATATTCATTAAATATCTCGGGATGATTCTTTATAACATCCTGAGCAATCCTATATTCATTTGATGCAGTATCAAATAATTTACCAGCGAGTCCACCTATCGCCGTTCCAATCTTTCCAAATCCCCCAACGTATCCAAGAAATGCTCCAAGACCCGCTTTACCATAATCAAACGACTTACCCTTATTGGATCCTTCTATGGCTTTTAGAATTTTGTCTTGGGCGTTATTTGATTTAAGAAGCTTTTCGTATGTTCCTTTACGCACTTCTTCCAATTGCTTCTTTGCATTTTGAGCATCGATCTTTAAAAAATGCTCTCTTTCTGGAGATAATTTCTCTTGTTTTATATCTCTAATTTCTTGGTGTTTTTCTTTTACAAAGTTACTTTTTTCTTTTTTTAGATTATTAAATTCAATGTGAGCTGCTTCTGCTTTTTTCCATTGAGCATTGTGTTCAGGTGTTCCATTCTCACTAATAAATTCTTTAAGTCCCTCAACAAGTTCTCCTGTATAATGTTTAAAACCAGGAGACTTTTGATAATTGTATTTTTGATCATTCAGATTTATTTTGAGTCTTTTTGCATCTGATAATGATAACTCACCTTTTTTGATAATTTTCTTAAGAGATTTTATATGCTCCCCAATAGCGATTCTATCTTCAGGGGCAACCCCAATCTTAATATCTTTACTAATCTTATTTGCAGTATCAATTAACTTATTTGCAGAACCAAGTGATTTACCTTCTAGTTTTGTCGCTTTATCGTAAAGAGGTTTTCGTGATTTCTCAAGTTCTTTTATTTTGTTTTCATACCCTGTAATTTCTTTGCTTACAGTCTTTATTTTATTGTTCTTAGCAGTTTCAAATTTTCTCTTTTCTATAGGGACTTCGCGTGCAGCTCTATGATATTCTTTAGTTTTTTCTGCAAGGTTTGCTGATTTTTCAGCTTCAAAAGCACTTTTTTCAGCTTCAAGAATTTTGCTAGGAAGAACTTTTGAGGGCCGATTAAGAAGAGCATGAGTTCCTAATGATCCTGCTGCACCTCCTGCGATTCCACCTACTGCTTCCCCTATTTCTCTGTCGCCAAGCACTTGCCCTAATCTTCCCCCCGCTATTCTCCCTACTTCGGAGCCACCTAGTCTACCAAGAGATGATAGAACGCTTTTACCAAAAGCTGATGCTGAAGAAAGACCTCCTGTTGCTGCTATAAGAGGAAGTTCTGTCAACGCTGTCTCAGTCCAATAATCTTCTGGTCTATGCTCCGTTGCATATTTGGGTAACACTTTCGATATTTCCTCATTAGCTTGTTGAGTTGTTGGCAATAGAGCCCGAGTCAATGTCTTTTCAGGACTTGGGAGACCGAGATGTTTTGCCGCGCTTTCCAAAGCTGGACCAAATAGACCTAATGCACTTGGTGAACCTTTTCTTTGAGCAAGATCAACAAGATTACCTAATCCTGCTCCAGATCGGGCGGTCTCATATGCCAATGTGGGAATTTTAGCGATATTTCTGGCCCCATACTGAGCCCAATTTTCTTTTTTTGGATGTTTTGGTTTTTCATTGTCTTCAACAAGTTTAAATGCCATTTTGTTCCCCTCTATAAGGTACCCATTTTGACCCGTTACTTATTTCATACTCTCCAGTTTCTTCATTCAAGAGTTTTTTACCTGGGTATTGAGCTGGATTTGGACGCTCGTCAAAAGTATTACTATTTTCATTGCCGAACTGTCGTACTTCACCAAGCTCTGGGTAGCGAACTTGCATATCCTTCAAATGATCCTGAGCTTTTTTCCTTATCCGCTTTAGTATCTGCTCATTAACTTTCACGCTATGTTCTAACCCTGGTTTTTCTTTTTTTACTAATGCAACACGGAATCTACTAGCAGGTCCTTTTATTTCTGAGGTAGTTAAGTTAATAAGATGGGATGCATCCTTATCATATTCTTCAGATACTTCGTCTAACCATGTAGGGGCAACACCTGCTTTTATTCCCGACCAAATACCGGTTTCAATACCACCTTCAAGGTTTTTAAGCATATTATCAGTAGTAGAAACAATATCTTCTAGATTCTGTTTTTGCTTTATCAAATCATCATAATGCTTCTCTTTTACTGTAGTACTGCCTTGTTTACCTTGTCCTTTTTGATAATCAAGAAGTTTGATCGCTTGTTCAGGAGAAAGTTTACTGAAGTCTACTTTTCTCTGAACCGGCGGCTCTTGTTGCATTTGTTGCTTCTGAGGAGCTTGCTGTCCTTGTTGTTGTTGCAATCTTTCCAACAATTCTTGACCAGGAAGTTGGTTTAATTGATCAAGAACATTAGGTTGTTGCGGCTGGCCAAACTGCTGAGACTGGGGTCCAAGCATTTGAGAATAGGGAGATTGTTGTAACCGTTGAAGTATTTGGTCTCGTTTACTTTGTTGACCAAAATTAGGATGGGGATTCTGTGAGTTCATTAAGTTTTGAACGCCACCCTGTTGTTGATTTGCTTGTTCTTCAGGACCATAGGTACCACCATATTGTTGAGCGGCAGCACGAAGGAACTCTTCTTGTGATTCGGCACTCGGCTGATTAACATACTTCTTGATATACTCTTTAATAAGCTCAGGATCTGCTTGAGATATCTGATGAGCCTTATCATCAGATATGCCCAAACCCTTTAGGAATTGATGTGTTTCTTTCTTCTGATTCTTTCTCAGAATTTCGCCATGCTTATGCTCTATAAGAGCGGCCAATCCTTCTCCTAATCCAGAACCTAATGACCTTCCTAACATTCCACCTGTTGATTCATCTCGTATCATGATTTACCCCTGTGCTTGTTGAGTAGGTTTAGGTTTTTGATTTTCTTGCCACTGTTTATAGATTGATGGGCCACTTTTGATCAGATTTGGAATGGCTTTACTCTGCAGGAACCTTCCAAGAAGATTTGACCCTGTACCATGCTCTGTTGCTCTATAATCAGTGTTGAATGCAGGCTTGAGTCCAGCGTTTATTCTATTCAATGAATTGGTTTCATTCTGTTGTGCAAAATGAGCCTGGAATGCTGCCAATCTCTGAGCTAATCCTGAACCAGCGCTTGATAGGTTCGATTGTAGCACGGGAGAACTTGCTGAGTTGGATCCACTTGCATCAAACATATTCGTCAAATAAGGAACGATATCTTGTTTGAACGTGTTCAGGGCATCTTGTCTTATCGGTTCGAAGCCGGCATTAGGGTTCTGTAACCCTTCCTGTCCTGATTTTAAGAGATAATCTAAAGCACTTTGTTCTTGCTGACTAGGATCCGATAGTCGTTGAGGGCCACCTTCTCTCCTACCTCCACCAAAAAGTGAGGCCAAGATCCCTACAAGGCCGCCAACACCAGCGCCAATACCCGTTCCTAGACCAGGAGTAATTGCCGTTCCTATGGATGCACCGGATGCTGCTCCACCAAGTCCACCCGCTCCTAAATCACCCCAATTAATAGCCATATCTTCTCCTCTGGGGATAATCCCCTTATTCTTTTATATATTCCAAAGTAACCAATGTTATTGTATAGGCGCTATAGTCTTTTCCGCCTGTGGTGATATTCACATTCGTTGAGTCAACGGTTATTTCAAGATTATCGGTAACTGCAGCGGCAGAACTATAGGGTATCGGGATAAAAGTAACGGCAGTGGGATTGGTCGCTACTGCATAGATCTTAACGAATGAGAAGGTGGTTGTTCCCCCAACGGTAATATTAGGTATATTATGGGCAACTGACTTCGTTCCTGCAGCTGACAATGCACCAAAATTGACCTCTATGCGATAGACTTGTCGTAGGTTGTTAAAGTCATTGTTAACGTTGAAATAAACTGATCCTGTGACAAATTCTTGCACGAGATAATAACCGGTATCTTTAAGGTTAAGTGCAAGAATGATATTGTTTATTGCTTGGTACAACCGGATCTGAAGCTCTCTGTCTTCATCTGATCCTGGTTCTGCCTCAATAGCACGATCCACATCAAAGAGAATCGTAGTAGGTATAAAGAGACCAACATCATTAATATTGAATGCCATTATTGTGCCCTCGCTGAAGTAGCCTGCGTATAGATACAAAATGCGTGAATCTCAAAGTCACTCGTAGCAATCGCAAATGTTGTCATTTCTGCTTCTGATAGGTAAATACGTAACTGAATTGCGTTCCCTTCAGCCATAAGATAAGTAGGATGCCATAATCTATCTTGTTCTGCTTCTTGAGGATATAGTGCATAGGGTGAAGTCTCTACAATCCCCGTTCCTATAAGGCTTCCATTAGTCTGTCCTGACAAGAGGAGGCCATTATTACTCGTAGAAGCGAGATAATCAACGGTAAACTCTCCTGAATCTGTTCTATCAACAAGGAAATCGACCCTCTGAACCGTTGCATTACGATCTTGATCTACATAGAAGTTGAACTGTTTTGTAAGAATATCTATTTGTGATACTAGGGTAATTGTGCCACCCCCGGTATATACTTGTGTTGCTAGAATGGATTGAATATCGGGTGCCGCTATAATAAATACATTGGCTGAACTTATCATTATCACTTGGTATAGCCCAGAGTAAGCGGTAATAAACCCATAAAGATTTTGCAAATAAACATAATCTTGGACACTGAGATTATGATTTACTGCCGTTACGGTAACATTTCCAGCAACAAGGGTGATATTCGTAATCTGCATCGCCTGCGCATTAACGGATAACTCTGAATCAACAATAAAGACGAATCCTTCTTGGTTTCCTGCAATTATTTCTTGGTTTAGTGGTTGTGCTGATCCCGAATCCCAGGTTATTTCATCATTGTCCCATGTAATTGCATCATCATTCCAAGTAATTGAAGACGATGATTGAGCGTAATAGTATCCAAATGCAGTTATAGAATCATCATTCAGTGCCCATGATCCTGTTTTGTAGTTATAAACGAGGACTTTAGAAGGATACGTTGAACTAAAGAAATCAGTATCAATAGTAGGGAAGGTCCAATAAACTTGTTCGGCAAAGAAGTCCCTGATTCCCCATACTCTACGAACACTATTGGATCCATCGTGTATTTCCCATACGGAATCGGGTATCTTTTTATCTATTCGTTCAGTGTTAACGCCATTACAAGCATGAATACCTGTATTTCCTATTGCTAGTAAGAGTCTATCAAAAGGAACGGCTGAGAAGGTAGATTCAGCGCCTAATTCAGTATTAAGTTTTTGCCACGCAAATGGTTGTGCCTGGTTGTTTGTGAATACCAGTTCCCAGGTACTTCGCTCAAAGTAAACGATTAAACGATCTTTAATGAATCCACAGGAGACAATATCTTCCATGGTAGACGCATCAATTGCATTACCTTTTCCCGGAACACTCTGGTCCCATGCACTTGTTTGAAGAGGATCCCCAAAGGCTGACCAACGAGCTCTATTGGTATAGTTGACTGCCGCAGCACCATTTAATGATTCCCATGTATTGAGCATAATCATGCGGTTTTTAAACACGACTGTCATAAGTGCCGATTCAAGCGTCGAAGGACCTACACTATTAATCGTTGGGTTGATCGTTGTCCAGGTAGATGCCGAGCCATTCCAGTATTTTATTTGATCTGTTGGATTATTATTAACGACAAAGAGTAGTCTTGTTCCCGTATTTATACCCCACGTTGTGCCCCAGAAGAAGTTGTAATCCTTACCAGTCCACATTGCCGTTCCCAATTGTTGGAACGCTCCATTAAGATACTGATAGGCAAATTGAGTATCAAAAACGTAGACTGGATCATTACCTGAATCTGCCGTCTCATAGGTTATGAAGCCCATTATAGGATTAGCAGGATAATACCAAACAGTTACTGCTCCTTCGCCGGTAAAGGTAACTGTGTTGGGATTGGTCGGAGAAGAACTAATGGTTGCAGTAGCTGCAGGATTTGTACTGAGTGTTAGGACACCAGCACCTAACTCCCATACCGTGAATATGTCTGGACCAACAGAGAACATCTGTCCTATTTGAAGTTGTGTTGCTATACCGGGCAAGCTCAGAGCAATGCCCTCATTAGTTCCAAGACTTACTCTTACTCGCGAAGAGAGTTGTGCCACATTCTGCGCCACGCCATCATTCATTAATCGCGAACCAAATCGTTTACGAACGCGACCACGGAAGATATAAGCATTCTCCAGTCGGGCAAAAGCGTCGTCTGGCACGAGCCAAGGTTTAACATCTGTCTCCAGGCCCCCTTGTAGAGGTGCTATCATAAACCTATCTAATGCCATTTGTTAAGTCTCCTTATATACCTAAAGCAGACCATAAGAAGGTACTATCATTACTGCCATTAGCCAGCCCAAAAACTATTTGGGTCAAATTGTAACTCTTTACTCTCATGAGAGTGGTAGAAGCTCCGCTATTATCAACGCGTATAGCAGTAATATATCCTACAAAGCTGGTAAATCCTGGAAAGGAAGCTAAACCACCTTGAGATGTATTATTGAACGTTATTGTAATCGTACCGCCTGAAGTAGTATTTTGGCCGCCTATCATGATCATTCCTGAAGGAAGATACGTCCAGAAATTAGCTTGATTGCTCGTTATAGAGCCATTGGCATATCCGGTAATTGGATAGGGAGTTGCTGTACCACGTGCCATCCATATATCAGGAATGCTCGTTGGAGCAGCATTCTGGTTAAAAAGACCGATATATCCTGCACTAAAAGTGGGTACCATTGTCTGATTTGGAAAGGTTATTTGATTATGTTGTCCTGGAGTAGCAGGACCACCATTCATATAAGGTACATGATCAACTGAGAACGCAGTATCAATCGTAATAAAGTTTGCATTGATAAGATCTCGGGATGCCCCGAGTGACTGTCCAGGAACCGGTACATTATTTAACATTATCTACTCCTTATTTTAGACATTAGAATTGGCCTCCGCCTGAGAACCATCCGGCTCCGTATCCACCAGCAATATTCTCCGTGTAGATGGTACTCGACCGTTGACTCGTTTGTTGTACAATGCTTCTTCTTAGGCAGAGCCGTTCTTGCATTTTGAATTCAGGCATTATTTGTTGTACTGAATCAAGATCCATACGATCTTCGAACACTTTCTTAGCTGCTCCATAAGCGATATATTGCCACCATTCTTGTAACTCTGGACTTTGAGTAGTAGCACTGGTTTGTAGAAGTTCTGTTGGTGTGATATATGCTTCCATATTAACTGCGTATGGCTGATCGGGTACCGGTCTCACGGTAAACGCTCCATCATAGAACAACAATGCCTGGGGAAGCGTTGCATTCTGTGGAACAGTTTGACTATTAATAGCTTCCCCAGGACCAGGAGGAGTAGCAAAGGTAATCGTAAATGCTCCCGTAACATAGTTAATATAATTAAAAATGTCCTGTGCTGTTGTAGATGCTGGTAATTCACCAGGGATGTACAGATTCCCGATAGAGGGCGATATAGGATAATCGATAAGAGCGAGTCCATTATAACTACTATCAACAGAACTAAAGAGAACATTGTTTCTTAGAAGACATATCTGTTGATTAATACCAGGTGGTAATATTGCCTGTTGTGAGTTAACTACACCGCTGAATTGAACCGTGGCACCGTCACCTTCTATCCCTATAGAAGCAATTGAGTTCACGAATGGGTAGATACCAAAGAATTGTTCTCTATCTTCAAAGAACTGGCTCTGGAACCCCGCTATATATATGGGAGGATGAACCGATATATACTTATTAATAAAATTATAAAGAGGAGAATTTGGATCAGTGCTTGTCGGATAAACATCAACGTATGGCTCCGTGTAGAAGGTAAACGTAGTTCGTAGATTAAGTAACCTGATCTGTTCCGGGAAGTCATACAACACAAAGGTATTGATGTACTGATTAAGCTGTGCTGTCGTCAATTGATTTTCTGACGGACTTCGCGTCAGTCTTCGAACCTTTTGTTGTATCGCGTTTAACGTTGAATCTACCATATGCAATCTCCTATTTTTTCCTATCCTAGCCAGTTGCGAATTTCAAATCTACAAGATCTTAGATCTATAAGTGTCGAAGATTCCTTATATAGCTGCGTATGGTAACACGTTCTGCACGGCTGCCGTTAATTGGTTATTATCTTCTCCAACGGGAACCACGGTAACATATTGTTGATTGGCCGGCTGAGTTGCAGGTACACTAAACGCACTAAACGAGGTGCTATCTATCGATATTTGGAATGTCGTTGTTCCGGTAACGGTAATCTCACCGACCATCTGGTTAATCTGTTGCATTCCATAGCCAAGGGGGATATTTATCCTCACAATAGATCCCGTAATGTACTGATGAGGGAAGGTGGTGGTGACCACCGCTGGATTAGCATTCGTAATAGTAGACACCACCCTCAAAGCTGGCTGGAATACGGGATATTGCTGTGCCAGTATAGTCATTATGGTCTCGCTGCTTCCATAGGAACCGTATCGGTATTCATTTCATCAATATCGAGAAACTCTAGTGACTGAAAGCTGCATCGTCTAATTTTACGAGTAATCTTAGCAACATTCTGGAATCCGTTATCATTATCTATTCTCACGTAGTCATATTCAGGGTACCAGCAGTTCTTATTAAGATGCTTAGCAACGCCGAGGGGAATCGTTTTGATTTCACCATCTTTGAAGGTATAGTTCTCAACTTGATCTTCTTTATAGATCTTGATACTAAAACTCATTTCTCCATGAGGTACTTCGTGGAAATGGAATTTACCTTTAACGGGAGTACGGTCTTTTTCACGTTGATAGTGAAGATTAGGTTTTACGACTTCTTTTTTAGCGTTTTTTGGTGCTTCCATTGTCATCCTTTTAAAGTTATAATGAAATTTCTTCATAATTCTGCGTCCTATCAAGGACCTTTTTTCCAGGGGTAATCACACTACCCCTGGTTTTGTTTTCTACAGTCCGCCGTAAGTCGACTTACCAGCCACCCAGTAAATCAAATCTCCGGTTGGCGCGTTTCCTGAAGTCCACGCAACAGAACCTGAAGGTCCCAGAATTGGCGTAGTAAGCTCAAGTCCGTTACCACCCGTTCCCAAGATCATGCCAAGATAACCGGTATTAACCGTTGAATCGGCAAGAATTCCATTATTCGTATTGAAGATCTGTTGACCTGCAATAGTAGGAGTTTGAGCAGCAGTAGAAGACAAAGATGTCGCAGTATCTTCACCAAAAGGAATAACTTGAGGGAAGTTACTTGGTTGTTGAGTAATCGTTGGCCACGTAAACGCAGTATATGCAGTCGTATTGATATTGATCGTGAAGTTGTAATCATCCACAACCGATACTACAATCGCAGGCACTGAACTACTTGTTGGGAAATAGTTGTTGTTTATCTGTGGATTCAATTGGATCATTCCAGAAACTGCAGGAATGTTGAATCGCACTTCTTGACCAGGAGTCAATCCATGAGCAACTGAAGTCGATACCTGTCCATTAACCGCCTGCGTGATATTCGTTACATAACGATTACGTGGATAATAGAGTGCAGTATTACCATTGTTTACAATGCTATAGAATCCAGCACCACCAATAGCGCCTGGCGCAGTAGCCAATACGTTAGAAGCAGTAAGAAGGGTAAAGCTTGTATTAACAGTTACTGCACCAACTACCATATCGATACCATTGACATCAGTTTGAGCCGTAGAGCTCATTCTAACGATAGTACCTACTGAAATCCCCGCAGTGCTCGCAGTACTTACTACCGGACGCGTTGCGTTAGTAGAAGCAGTAGTAGCAACAGGGTTACCAAGTAATGGAAGTGATCCAACTGATTGTCCTGATGGGTCATAAAGAGTGAATCCGCCTGTGGCCATCGTGTCACCATACAGAACCGCTGTTGCAGCGCCTTTGTACGTAACAATCGCAGAGCCTGCAGCCATACCACGCTGCCAATAGAAGGTCATTCCATTAGAAGCATTCGCTGTTCCATTGAAGTATGCGCCTGTCGTTCCAACAGTACCAAATTGGGTGAAGTTTCTAACCATCATCCAATCAGCATTAGAAGGAATTTGTACAATAGTCGCATTTGCTTGCCCAATAGAAGCATTACCCGCATTGGGGTTAGTAAGACCAGTAGTATTAGCTATAAAGCTACCTTGGCCTAATATCGTTCCGTCCATGATATCTCCTTAAGCAAGTGTTGCACGTAAGTTGAGTACCCAAAGATCGTTCGTGATTCTCATTTTTGTTACTCCCTTTCGGGGGATAAGTCATTTCTGCTTATCTCAGAACCTTTCGTTGTTCTGTTCGGACTATCGCACCCCTTACGGGTCTTCTCACTTAGTCTCTCACGGTGGCTTACGCCTTCCGCCCTGTCGCCGGCTCTTACGCTACGGCTTCCAAGTCAATCAGAGAAGATTTATAGTGCCCAGAATATTTAGGCACTTCAGCGAACTTATACCCTACTGAAGCATTAAGCGCTAATGGACCATCATAGATAGGTGGTCTATAGATAAATGCTGCAGAATAGCCATCTTGTTCGATACAAGCGTATGCTTCCATACCCACGCAGAAGATGTTGTAAACGTTTGCACCAAGAGATGATGCATTCGCTGACTGAGATCCAATAGATGAGATAAGGAAACGAAGGTTCAATTTGTTACTACTCTTTCGAGCGGGCTAACCTCTTCGGATCAACCTCTCTATGTTTCCATAGAGTTCAGACTATCGCATCACCTTTGAGCATTATGCTCTTCGGCGTCTCTGGATTTAGTCGTTCAGGCTGCACGGTTTTATCCTGCTTGCCCCTTGTTATCTTCGGCATTATCCGGTCAGAACTCCAAGTCAATTACCAAAGATTTTAAATCGGCAACTAAGCTTTACCGATTGCACCCCATTCTGATTGCAGAGCATTCATAGGAGCAGGATATTGGTTAACTTGCGTGAAAGACGACACCGCTTCCAAGTTACCGGTAAGCTGTGTAGAACATAATGCAAAGTATGCATTACGAACAGGCGCGGTTCCGAACTTATCTTCACCTTCAATGTTGTCCATAATCGTGTATGCGTTGTTATTAAGTAACGCACGAACGACCGTTTGGACGTCAGAAAGGGTTATTTCAGTTGGGTTATCGCCATTCACACCGCCAGTACAGTTAATGAATGAAGCCGTCGACGCTAACATATCACGAGTCAACTGATCTTCAGTCTGACGGAGTGATACGCCAAGACGCGCTGCGCATTCGTTGAGGACAGGATCTTGATTTTGCAGTGTTACTTGTTCATTCAATTGTACGTAAGTTCCATAGAAACTTATCTTCGCATCGATGTCCACGGCGGTCAGGTTCTGAGGCGGCGGAGTAACCCCACTATTCCCCAAAGGAACCATAGCAGTATTTAATGGGTTGTAACGACGCATTCTCAACGTAGTACCACCATTACGAGGCATATTTTTACGCATCGCAGGTATTTTATGAATCATATTTGGCCATTCTGTTACTTTGTTGACCTCTCACGAGGCGGGCAAGACTCTTCGGACTCGCCTCTCTAGGTTTCCTCTAGAGTTCAGACTATCGCATCCCTTGCGGGTCTTCTCGTTTAGTCGTTCACGCCGGGCCTTCAAATTTGACCCTTGCGCCTTGTTACCATAGCTCTCGCCTTAGGACTCCAAGTCAATTAGAGAAGATTTTATACCCGCAATCCTACGGGTACCGATAGCAATTTATAGCTAAAGGACTGTTGCACTGGAGCCGGAAGCGACGAAGTTGTTGTGATAGACATTAATTTCCTTTTTCTTTCTCTCTACTTTTTCAAATAGAAACTAAGAATAGGTTAATAATATACTAAGGTTTGACGAAGCCTTAATTGTACGTCAATATTGTGGCTTGACGAATGCCGATACGTCTTTGTGGGTTGAGCGACGACCCGAATGACGCTCATAATCATTATAGGATGAAAACAACATGGAAAACAAGCAATTTGGTCGATGGTTAGTTCTCTCACGAGTAAAAAGCCCTATAGGCCCAAGTCAAAACTTCAAACATTATTTATGTAGATGCGCATGTGGTACCGAAAGTATAGTTAGGGGTGACACTATGAGATCAGGCCGATCATCCCAATGCCGAACATGTCATGATAAACAGTTGTACATTGATATTCAGGACATGATTGGAAAGACATATGGTAAATGGACTGTTGTAAGATTGGCTGAAACAGAAAATCAAAGAAGAGTAATATGTGTTTGTATATGCAATAAAGAGTTTATTATACAAGCGTCTCGACTCAAGATAGGAACAACCCAGCAATGTCGTAAATGTAATCTCACTAAACATGGATACGAAGGAAGTCTTACTTACAATACATGGCGTTGCATGATTGCTCGTTGTACAAATCCAGCTAACCACAATTACAAATACTATGCTGAACGTGGCATTAAAGTCTGTGAATCATGGAGAACGTTCGCTAACTTCCTCAAGGACATGGGTGAAAAGCCAAAAGGTCTTCAACTTGATCGTATAAATAATGATGGCAATTACGAACCAGGAAACTGTAGATGGACTACTGCTAAAGAGAATTCAAATAATAGACGGAAACGGCCTATTCTATGGAACAAGAAACCAGATAGTAGCAGTAATCTATCAATATTCTTATAATACCCGCTGGCGATGCAACGTATGTTACAGTCGCCGAACGGGAAAAGAAGAGTAATCTGGTCAAAAATCCAACTCGTGTGACCTCAATTTTGGTCGAAAATCCAACATAAAGTGCTTGTCGACTAAATGTCGGCCCGATTGTCGCCTTGAAGTCGTCCTTATTTTCTGTTATATCGGTTGGGTTCCATTGGAATCCATTGGAGAATTTGCTAGTTTTTTCGTTAATTCCTCGAGGTATTCAATAGCCTCTATAAGAGAACATTCTCTGTCTGATGAAACATAGGTGAGAACATCGCCGCCCTTTCCACATGCATCACAATAGAAGAAATCTCTTTTGTGGTTTGCTTCGATACGATGCCGTCCTTTAGGACATTTAAAAATACATTCACCAGGATATTTTTCAACACCATATACTGCGGCATATTCTACTACATCACCATAAAGTTCTTCAATGTATCTAACGATAGACCAATTCTTTTTGATATTGTCACACTTTTTTTCGAACTCACTTCTCTCATTTTTTTTCTCTACAATAACTATATCGCTTGAGAGAGTAGACTCATCATTAAGAATATCCCGGACTAACTCTTGCACTGAATTTATGATTATATACCAACATTTACCACAAAGTTCTTTAATATCGAATATAGAATCATCCAATTTTATACGATCACCGAGCCTTAGCATTCCCCATGATCCTTCTTTACACTTAGCGCAATGTTTCATTTTTCATTCTTCCTTCTATTTTTTCTTTTTTGTAACAAGGATGACATCTTACTTCTCTAGGTTTATCAACTTGAAAAAACCAATATTTAACTTGTGTCTTCTTAATATCTTTTGAGCAGTCGGTACATATAGCCATTAATATCCCTTAATCAACTTTTGGTTGAGAATCCACCCTCGCAGCTCTAAAAAGATGCCACTCATTAACTTCGTAGGCTTTACCGCTTTCGCCATAAACCTCCCACTTTCCACCCTTTAGACCCTCAAATATCATGTCCTCAGCAACGCCAACAGCGCCATTTTCGCTTTCCGGAAACATATGATAGGCGCGAACATAATCACCAACATTAGGGAGTTCCATTAGTATCCCTTTCTTGCGTCACGCATCTCTTTAACCAACTGATCCTGTAAATCTTTGGTCAATCCATTCGCAAACGCATTGGCGCGAGATATTGGTGAATCTCCTTGTTGTGGAGCTACCGATGCCATTGGTCTAGGCTTGGCTAGGTTCTTTTTAGATATCTCTTTTTCAGCGCTCGATCCTACTTCTTGGTGTATCCCGAACTTCTTGATCATGGTATAGGCGGAAACTGCCTTCGTGTATATATCTGGCGTTGAATCTATACTAGAAGCCAACTCAGGATAGGCGTAGCGGAACGTTTCTATGTTGTCTGGACTAAGTACCTTATCGAGGTCTGGAAACTGCGCCTTGAGGCGAGCTTCAGTTGCCGTTAAGTTGGACTGCTGCTGATAACCTTTGAGTTGCTCTCTGAGCGCTTTCATCTCCTTGGCTACCTTGCTTAGGTGTTTCCCTTCAACGAGATCATCGGGGTTGATGCCAAACGTGTCGACCTCTTCTTGTAAGTCAGGCGCTTGCTGAGTTGATACTTGCTTGTTTTGGTTTGCGGTAAGTTCTCGAACAATCTTAAGAGCTTCGTCTCGTTCTCGCTCAGCTTGCTTAGCCTTCTCTCTGATTGCGCGAAAGTTGTGTGCTCGATCAGATTCTTGTTCAGATTCTTGTTTTGTCCTTGTAGATTCTTCTTCTTGTTCCGGAATAGCTAGGACCTCCGGGACTTCTTGTTCTTCATAGACGGGATCAGGATGATTTTGGATCATAGGGTTCATTTGTGGTTGTACTGGAGCTTCATCAAGACCAGGAACTTTACCGAACTTACGTTCAGCTTCTCGTTGCATAGCATCAATTTGGTGTTGTGGAACATTCGGTAGTGAATTGATATCGTTCATTTACTCTCCTTCAATAGTGATGGTGAAATTTGGCTTCCAATCAATACCTTCTGGTTCCTCTACGAAGCAAATATGAGAAAAATCCTCTAATATTGATTCTGCGGTATATGCAAACTCGTGAAAATAGGTGAAATAATCGTCACCTTCATCATGAAATCCCATTAAGTTTATCGCATTATAAGGCGCTTTTCTCTTATGAACAAAATCAAAAGCATCATTAGGGTTTCTGTAATAAACTAAGAACTTAGTTCCATCTTTTGGTATTTGATCAACCGATTCTAATTTTATCCAATTCATGCTAAGCCTCCTCGATCTTTTTTTTGTTCTGATAATGCCTTATCAATACTTTCTACAACCTTTTTAAGCATAAAGTTTAATTTTTCGTCATTAATTGCAATAACAGAAGCTCTATTGCATTCGTCACAGGAATTATCATGATAATTAGAGAAAAGATGCTCAATCAGGGCTCTTTTATGGGGTTCCATTGAAACCACGTAATCAGTTAATAGTTCTACCATTACTATCCTTTCACGATCAAAGATGACTTTTCTTCTTCATTATTAAGCTTTTTGCACAGTTTATAGAGTGTTCCATCAGCAAACTCAAGGACAAACTTAAGAAGTTGCCGTTCTGAGGGGTGTACCACCAATGCATTATCCTTCAAATGGTGTGATGCATCGCGTGATGGTATCGTCCAGAGATAGACAATAGATTCATCCGCTCTACTGTATTTAAAGATACTTTGATCATACTCAGGTGTGGGGCAAGTCTTGCGTGCAAAGAAGTAATTACGAAAGACATTGGGCATTAACTTTTCATTCTTGGTGATCACGACGACGTAAAAGTCTCCTTGATAGGTGCTTTTACTGGCCTCTACGCAATTAACAAGTTCTTTAAGGTAATCTTGCTGCATCTCTCGTTGGATCTCTATGGGGCTTCTTGATTCTGGTGTCTTTTGCATCAGCTCAAGAGAGTGGGCGCCCACTGTTTTCTTAGACATTGTACTCTCCTTTAAATGTGATAAGATAAGCAAGTATGCAAATGGGCAGTGACTGATTGGAATGTTTTGCGAGGGGCATTTCTATTAGTCACCGGCCTTCTTTATTTCTTTTTCTTGTGCTTCTTCTTAGCTTTCTTCTTGCTTTCGCCTGCCTCAGACATGGCTATCGCAATTCCCTGAGACTTCTCTTTTACAATAGGTCCCTTTTTAGAGCCAGAATGCATCTTGTTATGGTAGAACTTTTTCATTTCTTCTTCCATACGAGCATGTTTCTTCTTCTTAGAAGCATTCTTCTTTAGTTTTGGCATGTTGCCTCCTAACGCAAATAAGAAGTGGCGTTATTTTCGATAAAACCACTTTTCGCTAATAACTATTTACATTTACCTGCATGTTTCTTTTTGCACGCTTTACACATCTTTTTCATAATTATCCCTTTCTCGCTTTACGACGGGGCGAAGGCATTACCTCATCGTCACCAAATGGCGGTCTATCAAAGCTTCCTGGATCAAATAGTCTTTGGAATCCGTGAGTAGGCAAGTTAGACATGGCTTGTTGATCCTCTTGGATCATCCGCGAGTCTGCTACTTCTTGCCGTCTACGCGGTGTAATATTGTCGTAGAAGGTTCCGGAAGCAAACTTGATACTAAAATTATCCATAGTTACCTCACTCTCGTAGTGTCTTGAAATGTCAGACGCCGATCAATATCCTTCTCACGAGCAGTAGGCTTGAATGCAATATTCTCAGGTTTCCCTAAGATCTTGTAGGCGATCTTCGTTCCTCTTTTACTGAACCGTGGCATTGCTGGCATGGGTTCTCCCTTCATAACCACAGAATGGACAAAAGTTCACTTGAATCCCTTCTTGTTTATTAATTACAAGAGAAAGTTCTCTGTCTTGAACCTCAAAACAGTCCCATCGATCAGATCCCCATAAAGGCTCTCCCGATGAGGTAGAGTATTCATCTTGTACATATCCTTCGCAATGATGGGTGAATTTTGCCATTCGTAATCCTTACCAAACATTACTACTAGTGGGAAGAATGGTAAATTTTTCCCACTAGACTCTATTTAGTACTTATGTGGCCGTTCATGACTTTTACGTTTGTTACTATCCGTATCCATCTGACGATCAACGCCCGAGATAGTATCATTGATGTTTTCTGGCATAAATGATCCGCCTTTAGGCCAGTCTTTGATCATGACGCCTTGGGGAAGATTCGCAATTGCTGAATGATCTTCTCTAATCATTCCTGCATCTTGCATCTCTTGGTGTCTGCGTCCTGCATGTCCTTCATAATGACCATGCATTCCATGATGCTTCATTTTACCGTGATGTCTTTTCGCCATAGCGATTCCTTTTCAGGGATAATCCCTGGTAACTGCAGACCGATTCAGGGATAACCCCTTTTCTCGCTGCAAGGTTAATAAAAACCTCTTACCTAACCATTAGGAGAGGGCGTAACATTTTGTTGAGAGTCAGGTTGAGGTTGTCCTAAAGCCTGTTGGGCTACATGAGCTTCCTGCTCTCGTTCTTCATTCTTAACTGATTGCTGTAACGTTATCAATTGTTCCAACTGCTGTATATCCATAAGATCGATCTCTTTAAGGGCTTTAACAAGATTAAGGAGAGTGACTGCATGATCTTTCTCAGCCTCCGCTCTACGTTCGACAGCCAACGCTTGGTTTTCCTGTACTCGAGATGCCCGTTCAAGCCCAAGGCCCTCATCCGCAATAGCACGGGCTTTGGAGAGTTCTGTTTGAGCCTGCATCTGTTCCAACTGAGCTTGCATTTGCATTTGCTGCATCTGTTGCTGCTGTTGTTCTTGCTTCTGAATAGATTCGATAATCTTTTTCTTCCCCTGCACCGTT